TAATCCTCTAACAGAAGAATCTGGGTTAGCTAAGCAATACTGTTTTACAATTGATTTGATGTCCATGTTTAGGTTTTTAAACTACTACAATATAAGAAAAAATATGTAAGTGTCTAATTACCTAATAGTTACGATCTACATATTCTAGCCGTGCTCTTAAATACAATAGTTTGTTCTCGAGCTCATTAGTACAAAGATCATACAGTAATCTCTTTGTAAGGGTTTTACTTTGAACGCGAATCTCAGATTCTAGATCTAAAGTTTCCTGAGCAGCAGCTTTATATGCTCCATCAGGATAAGTTAGATAATTATTTTTATTGTAAACCTTAGCCATTAACAACCGCAATCACAATTACAAAAATCACCTTCGCATAAATGCTCTAAAGCTGTTAACTTTTCAGTCATATCAGCTGTAGCTCCATATTTAAAATCCAGTCTTGCGCCTTCTTTTACTGCTAATAGTTTCTCTACTAGTTGTTTAGTAATAGAACCATCACACTTGTCGCAACAAGTGTCGTACATTAAACCATCTATTTTTGTGTACAGACAATCATCGATTGTAGTAAACATTATAAATAGCCTAGTTAATGTATTGTTTACCGCATCAGTTACTTCTGTATACGTTACACGGTATTGTCCCGGAGGAAATTTAGTAAAAGGTAAAGCAGTATAATTAGTAACAGGAGTAGTACTAGGATCTTGAGCAGTAGCTGTACCTGCTCCTATAGCGGCATTTATAGTATCGATTGTAAACTTAACTTCTAAATGAGGTTGATTACCATTAAAAGTATTTCCTGATAAACCAATTGCTGTACCAGTAATAACAGTTCCATCAGGACAAGTAATAGCAACTGTAGATCCTCCAGCGGATATATTAGGATACGGAGCTGTAAATAAAATTGTATTAGAAGGATTTATATCGAAAGTAAAAAATGCAGCCATGATTAGAGTTTAGTTAAGAATTAGAGGGGAACACCCTGCTCCCCTCTTATATCTTAAATGTTTTACGCAATCCAAGCGTTTAACAAAATATCAATACCTGTAGTAGCTGTGCCTACCGCAAGAGTTTTAGTTTGATTAACTGCAAAAATAACTTTAACTAGTTCTCCTTTTTGTGCAGACATTCCGTCTTTAGAGCTAGCTTTAGTTACAGCCTCTAATACACAAATATCGTAGTTAGTACCAGCAACTATTGGGCTAGTAGGACGCTTAACTGGAAAACCTACGCGGTTAGTGATACCATCGTATCCAGCGTATAGGTCGTACAATTCAGTTACATCAGTAGCTTCACCTGTAGAAGGCTCCATTACAGCAGTAGAACCACCAGTGTAAGCAATAACTACACCTTCAGCACCCGCCAAACGGAAAGAGCTATTGATTGGAGCAGTTACAGTAATTACCTCAGAAGAAGCACTTGCAGAAAAGCCTGCAAACTCACTATCTGATTTAGCAAACTCTGCTGTCATAAGAGCTACAATAGCTGCAGCATCTGCACCTTCAAAAGTCTTCATAGGAAGATTCATAGTACCTAGAGTAGTGTTAATGATTTTAACATACTCAGTAGTTCCAGCAGCTACCGCTGTTAAATTGATTGTAGATACTTGTGCAGTACCTGCATCATATTCGTAAGCAGTTACACGAATTACTTCGCTTGAGTCAATATCTACAGAACGTTTACCATTAGCGATAAAGCTAACAGTTTTATCGCCTGCAGCAAGATTAGTTACAGCCTCATCGGCTGCATAGTCAGCGCTGATTTGTAAATCAGCTGTGTTGTTAAGGACAAAAACTTGTGTTGCCATTTTAAAAAAATATTTATAGAATTAGTAAAATCTAATTAATCAGATTGTGATTCTTCAGCTGCATTAGTCTGATACCTTGGAGATTCTATAATTTCTAAAATGTGCTTTACCGTCATATCGACGATTTCGTGATGTGTGTGCTCTAATAATTCACAATCGTTACTCGAAGATAAGTTAATTTTAGAAGGTTTTCTAATGTAGTCTATTATTACACCTTTTAATATAAACTTTTTAGGGTTTTGATAAACGATAACTTCGGGTCCAACCAGCACTCCAAGAGGAGAGTTCATAGTAGAAGTCATAAAAGGATTTCTCCTCATTTCATGAACTTTATCTTGTTCTACTATTCTAATTGGCACTTCTACTACATCGCTAATATCACAGTGCATTCGTCTAATACGTGCTTGGATTCCCAACAAAAACATGTATGCGTTACTTCCTGTATCAGGAGGTAACCCGTAAGCTTTTTTATCTACGTTGGCACTTACAGTAACATTAAACTGTTCCCGTATATCTACTTCAATTAAGGTTTTAATATCATCTAACCTCTTTTGGTTAAAAGAAAATCCCAATCGTTTGGGATCAGAAGCTTTAAAAACTCTGTCTTTAACAAAACGCTCTTGCATTTTATTTAAGAAGAAGTCTATCTCTTCAGGTAAAAAAGTATCGTAGACGTAGGACCCCACTTTCTGGAGTCCTTGGTCTACGGCGTAGTGCATCTCTGATACGGTCATTATTCACTAAATTGTTGTACTCTGGCTTTTAGAGTAGTTAGTGTGGAACTATTTTTCTTGTCCTTCAAGAACAGTACTGCTTCCTCCATACTATCACCAATCTTTTCATCACCTAACAACAACGAGTTTCCAATCTTACGCAGTACATCTGCAGTAAGACATTCTTCTATAAATGCTTGTAATTCTAAGTTTTTACTAGTTGCAATGTTGTAGAAGTTTAAAGGGTTTTCTTCTACCATTCCTTCTAGGAAAAGCTCTTTCTCTTTGGCGTCCATCTTTTTTGGGTTTTCAAAATGTAGACGTACAACCATATCCAACTTCTTCTCGTTGTCTGTAAGTTTAATGAATTCTTTGTAAGCTTTCTTTCTGTACTCTAGCTCATTGTAATCTTCTTCTAGTTCTAGAGCTTCGTCATAGATGTAGTACTTAAAGGCACGATTTGAACTCATTGATGTTTCATCAGGAGAAACGTGCGGGTGGGTACTAGCAAATTTGTACTTTACGTATTCCATCACGTTTAGAGGTTTACCACCCTCATCTGTGCCAGCTTCAAGCTGAACACCTTCGGGAGGTACCTCAATAGTCATATTCCGAAAATAACTCTTAACTGCTTTTCCGAACGTAGTGTCCGAAGGATCCACACCTAATATGTATGGTAAAAACTCTTTTTGCTCTGGAAAGGTCAGACCTGAATAAATATCACCTGTTTTGGTGAAGACACTGCCTATGCGTCTTTTACTTTCTGCATATACGTGATCTGGAAGGTTTGTTGTATTCTCTCTACGCTTAATTGTAATAATTCTAGATGCCATCTTATATGGGGTTTTACTATATTAAAAATGAGGTTTTGGGGGAGCGCATACGCATTCTCCCCCTCAAACCCCTAATCATTATGATTTAACACACTCAAGGTGTAAACAATTCGTCGCACGACGGATACTAATACCACACTCTTTCATGAAGTGTACAGAAGCACCATCAACGTCATTCGCACGTAATGCGTTACCTTGGAATCCTGGAGGCACAGAAGCACCAGCCACAGCCCAACGTACAAGCTCACGTCCTTGACGGCTAACCATCGCTACGTTTTGCTCACCATCGTAAGTACTCATATCCAAGAATAGCATACGGTAAGACTCAAGAGGCAAACCAGTTACTGGGTGCTTATCAGCATTCAATGCACGGGCTCCGTGATCGAATAAAGGTAAGTGACGTACAGTAATGGTGTGACCATCAATGTGCTTGTAGCTAGTGAAGAATCCACCCAACTGCAAGTTAGAGCCTGAACCGCTAATAAAGCTAGCAGGATCTGTGTTCTTGATGTAAGTCTGGTTAGCGATTTCGTCTTTCATAGCTTTATCAAACTCTTCAAGACCTCCTAAACCAGTAAACAATACAATGTTCATCTGAGCTGCATCAGACGCACCGTACAAAGCATCACGAACTACGTTCTTCAACTTGGTAGCAGTTAAGTCTGAGTAAGTATCCACGTTAGGAACTTGCTCGATAACACCAGATCCTAATGGAATCGGCTTACCATTGTCATCTTTTAGGTGAATAACACCATCAGTATCGCGGTTGTACTTAGAGTACCAAAGAGAGTATTCAGTCTCTTCTTTCCAACGAAGCATGTGCTGGTACTCCTCAAAGTCATACCACA